TTGCCCTTTGGACTTTTTCTAGTAGTTTTTTTAAGTTGTGATCTAGTAATTGCCATGACTTTTTAAGGTGCTAGGGCCAAGGGGAGAAGATAGAAAACTAGGCCCTAGCGTTTTTAATCTTATCATCATTAATTACCTCTGTTTATTTTTAATCATCAACTCTGCTTTTTTTATTCTACTGCTATTAGCCAATCTATCACGGCCTAAATCATCTTTCATTTCAGCAATAGTCTTAGCAACATTTAATTTATCTCTAGCTAACTCTAATTGTTGCATTGCTTGCATAGCATCAAATTGTTGTCTAGCCATAAATTCTTGACTCTTACGATCTAAGTCTTGCGCTTTGATATCAAGTTCTTTATCTCGCAACGCAACCAATGGATCCGCTGGAGGGGCTGGTGGCACAAACGCCATGTTAATTTGTGACATCAGCCCAGCTTGAATTTGCGCAACATCTTTAGCAATTGCTTCACTTATTTTCTCTTGTTGAGCTGCTTGGGTTTCTTCTGGTAATTGCAGAAGCATTTGTTGCATTTGAATAAATTCTGGATCTTGCATATTTTGTATGTCCACAATTTCTGCGGCGCGTAAAGCCACATGTTGATAAACGTGTGCTTGAATGTTAGTCATGATAATAGGTTCAATCATTACTGAACTCGTTTGCGCTAATGAGATATGCACATTGATGTGCGCATCATGATCTTGTCCTGGAAATGCTTGACAAGGTTGACCTTTAATCAATAAAGCATTTTCACTAGCAGGATCAGTAGGCATTGGCTGCGGTGGTGGGGGCAATAACTGTTCAATATTTTGTACGCCCATCGAAGCATACATTCTACGATATGCTTCATACATTCCTTGCGGCCCATGAATTTGTGGATTTGAATTTACGACTTGTAATATTTCATTAGCCAACATAACTCTTTGACTCATCGAGAAAATGTTTGGATCTGAAACTGGTAGAACATCTACACGATCATCAAAATCCAATTGCTTAATTACGCCATCACCAGCAGAAGTCATGTAAGGATATTCTGGTGGTAAGTAATCAGA